TCCCGTGCCGGAGACAGCCACGGCCACGAATACATCGTTGCCGTAGGCTACGCCACGCCAGTTGTTGTCTTCCGCGCTGGTGCGGATCGTCCAGGTGATCCCGTCCGGGGAGGTCATCACCCGGTTTGCCGCGCCGGTGGAGGCCACGGCCACGAATAGCCCGTTGCCGTAGGCCACGGAGGTCCAGGCGTTGTCTGCCGCGCTGGTGCGAATCGTCCAGGTGATCCCGTCCGGGGAGGTCATCACCCGGTTTCCCGTGCCGGAGACAGCCACGGCCACGAATAACCCGTTGCCGTAGGCTACGCCACGCCAGTTGTTGTCTGCCGCGCTGGTGCGAATCGTCCAGGTGACCCCGTCCGGGGAGGTCATCACCCGGTTTCCCGTGCCGCTGGAGGCCACGGCCACGAATAGCCCGTTGCCGTAGGCCACGGAGATCCAGCCGTTGTCTGCCGCGCTGGTGCGAATCGTCCAGTTGGAAGCGATCAGTGCCGCCAAGAGGCTACCAATCCCCAGGGTGGTTTGAGCGGCGGGAGCGGTCGGGTCGTCCAGCAGCGTCTTGATGAACGCGCTAATCCCGAGGGTGGTTTGGGCCGCGCTCAGGTTCAGGTCGTCCAGTAGTGTCTGTGCCCAGGTCGTTGCTGGCACTCCTACCGGCTGCCCCACCAGCACATCCCCTTCTGCGTCGAATCCCAGGAACTGCGACGCCCGCACCGTGGCCTCCGGGATCTCGGAAAGTGGCTCCTCGTCGGTGATGGATCCCTGCAGGGTCCGGGCGATCCGTTCATCAATCTGCTGCATCCGTGCGGTGGCCCGGTCGAAGTCCTGCTCGAGCAGGTCCATGTCCACGGCCTCGCCGTTGCGGTAGTCGGTCTGCTGGTCGATTTCCAGCAGCCGGTAGATCGTCAGCCGGATGGCGTCGTGGTCCCAATCGTTCAGCCGGGTGAGCGTGCCGGTGTCCCCGGGAGCGGTCAGGGAGAAATCGGTGTTGAGCACCAGGGGCAGGTCGGCCTTTCCGGTGGCGACGGGGAAGGAAAGGACGGCGTGGATCTCCGCGGCTAGCCAGTACTTGAAAGTCACCTGGAACGTGTTTCCAAATGGGTAGTTGATCGTGTATTGCACCTTGTTCGTCGTAGAGGTCAGCATTTACTTCTTCTCCTTCGGGGGTCCGCCTACCAGTTCCCAGGGGTCGCCCGTGTCGATGGTCTTGTAGATCCGGCGGGCCTGCACGACCGGCAATCCCGCGGTGCCGCCCAACGTGAACAGCGCGTTCTGTAGATCCCGCATCACCTTCTCTGTCTCCGCCTGGTTGGCGATGTCGTAAAAAATCTTCCCCACCTGGTAAGCCCCGCCGAAGGGGTTGAGGGCGTCCCTCGAGGGTTCCCCTCGGATGGCCGCTTCGAAGGCGTTTCCGATGAAAGGGGTGTTGCCCAGGAGCAGGTTGAGGAAGTCCTGCAGCAACCCCTCCTTCGTCATCACGCCTTTACGGGCGATTAGACCCATTCCCACGGCGCCGATCAAGAGGCCGGTGGTGTTCATGGCCGCGTCGATCAACGCGCCGGGCTCCCCGCGGAAGCCGGCGGCGATCTTTTGTGGAATGTCGAAGGTCAGGATGTTCCACTGCTGGTTGGTCTGGTTGGAGAACATCAGAAACCAGCTCAGGCCGGGACTGCGGTAGATGGCGGCCAGGTCCTTGGCGCGCGCCGCGGGGCGCTTGCGGAGGATGAAATCCCGGGCGGTGTTCCGGGCGACCGTCTCGTTGCCGGTGCGGCGAAGGGTTTTGTTGTACATCGCCTTCCAGCCGATCACGTTGGTGACTGTGTCCATAGCCTTCAAGACCGCGAAGCCGGTCTCGCCGGCGCCGCGGACCACGCGCTCGTAGGCGTTGCGGTCCAACAGCTTCATCTCCTCGATGAAGCGGTCGTAGCTGCGGCGCTTGAGCTGCGGGGCCTTCTCCCAGACTTCCTGGATGGCCTTGCGCGGATTGGCCAGGAATTCCGCCGCGGCACGGATCCCGTCGACGGGCCCAGCCATCATCATGATCTGCGGGATGTCCGGGATCTGCCGGAGGATGGTCAGCACGTTGTGGCCCAGCAGGCTCAGGCCCACGTTGCTGCGCAAGATCCGGGCAAACTCCCCGTAGTCCTCGAAGGCCCGGTAGATGTTGGGGTTGGTGTACTGCGCGATATATTTCTGCACCAGCGGCTCCATGGCGTCGCCGAAGCGATCCAGCATTGCGGCCTTGACCTCCCGGCTGTCGAAGATGCGGGTCATCCGTTTGATGGTCATGGCGTTGGCAATGTAGAACTCCCGCTTGGCGATGTGGTCCATGAAAACAGCCGGACCATCCAGGCGCATCGGGGGGAAGGAAACGCCTGGGGTGCGTTCCATGCGGCTGCGCAGGAATCCCTGCCGCGGCCGCGGCTTGCTGGTCTTGCCAGCCATATCCAGGAGCTCGCGGGCCAGCTCGCTCAGGAGAGGGTTGCCTGACATACCCTGGCGCTGGATCGGGAAATAGCGGGGAAGGCGGTCCATGCGTTGGTTGGAAACGCTCAACTGCACGGCCTGCAGCCGGTCGAAATCCGCGTCGGAAGAGAGGGTTTCGATCATCCAGTCCCCGTACTTCTTCTCCTCCGGGCTCAGGGCTTTGATGATGTTGGCGATCGAGCTCTGGGCGATCCGGTTGTCCTCCTGCAGGGCGAATAGCGAATCCTCGAATTGACTGTAGATATAGACGCCAATCATCTCCGCACGCGTCATCTTCAGCCCATCGATGTTCTCCTGGCGGCCGAAGGTGCGTGCGGTGAGCGCCAGTTCGCGCAACTTCTCCTCGTTGACATTGGTGTAGGCGTCCACCCTGCGGATCGTCTCGTCGGTGTTCTCGTTGATGGTGTCCCAGAGCCAGCGCGTAGCCGGGCCGCCGGCGCGGTGATCCATGATTTCTGCGATCCGGTTCATCCGCCAGGTGGCCCACATCATCTTCTTGATTCCGGGGGTCCGCACCTGCCGCCGGGCCCCGCGAGTCCCCAGGCCGGCCAGGTCCTTGGGCTTCTGTCCCCCCATGATGGAGGTAGTGACCTCTTTGATCTGGCTATCCATGTACTGCCGCTCGCCCAGCAGCGCCGCCATGCGGTTCTTCCGGCCCTTCGTGCGCAGGATCTTGACCTGGTCGTAGAGCTGCCGCATCTCCGCGGCGGTGATCAGCTTCGGGCTGCGGGCCTCGATCATCTGCACCAGCGCCGGTGGGAGCGGGGCGGTGGGATGCTGGCGCCGCCATTCGCGCAGGCGGTTCTTCAGGCTCTCGTTGACGTCTGCCGGGTCGTATTCGATCCGGCTCTGGATGTCTTCGATCTGCCGGGCCTCCAGGTCCGCGATGCCGGCGTTCACTGGCCGGTTGATGTACTCCGCCCATTTCTCCACCTGGCGCATCTGCCGCTCGGCGATCAACTTCTGTTTGCCGACATCCCGGACCTGGCGGATCTTCGCCTTCAGGGCGGCCCGCTCCTCATTGGCCCGCTCTTGCAGCTCTTCGATCCTCTTTTTGTCGAGTTGACGCCGGATCACGTCCGTGATGATGATTTTCTTTTTCTGCTCCTCCTTGGCCTCTCTCATCCGCTCCTTTAGGCGCTGGCGGCCGTCGACGATCTCCGCCTCGTAGCCGGCTTGCTTTTCGGAGAGAGTGCGAACGTGGCGGTTCAGGTCCGCGATCGTGACCTGCGATTCCCTGGCAGCGAGTTTCATCTGCTCGAGATGAGAGGCGACCTCCCGGCGCAGCCGGGTGTTCTCTGTCAGCAGGCGCATCTCCTCTGTCTCGGGGGCTCGCTCGAGCTCCGCCTGTAACTGGCGCATCATCACCTCGTCCCCGGTGGCCACGGCGTACAGTTCCCGGTACAAGGTGATGTTCTTGCGGACCTCTTTCAGCGCCTGCCAGTGGCGGCTGCCGGCGATGTCGTAATCCAGTTCCGTCTCGACGCGGCCGGCTAGCCGGGCGAGGGTCTTGTTCTTCCCTTCCAGCTCATCGGATCCGACTGTGAGCAGGAAATGGACCATCTGCTTGGGGTCCTGCAGATTGTCGGTGAATCGCTCGTTGGCGACTTTGGGAATGACGGGCACGAAGTCCGGTAGATCCGCGGCGTCCAGGGAAAGCTTGAGCTCCTGCTTCAGGTCGTCGGGCATGGCGTCCCCGAGGATCCGCCGCCAGCGGGCCGGCTCCGCGTCGATCTGCGCCTTGACCTGGACCTCCAACTCCGGATCGCGCACCCCGTCCAGGATCTTCGTCCCGTAGCTGAACATCTCCGGGCTCAGAGCCTCGATGGCCGCTTGGTCGACGTCGCCTTTGGTCAGGAAGATCGAGCCGAGGGCGTGGTGAATGGCGTCCCCGTCCATCGCGTCCTTGAAGTGCTGGTCGGCGAGCTCGGAGGGGGCGGCCGTCTCGCGGGAGCGGTCCCAGATCAGCCGGTAGTAGCTTTCATTGGGCATGGTCCCCTGGTGGCTCTTGGCCTGCCAATCGAAGAACTCCTCGAAGGTTTCTACCTGGCGGGCGGCGCTGGTGAGGTAGTCCCGGACGTCCAGCTCGGTACGGGCCCACTCCCTGTCCCCGTACTCGCGCAGGACCTTGTAGGGCACCGGCATCTGTTTCTCCACGGCCTGGTGGACACTCTCTTCGTGGGGGCTGGGTTCATAGAGGATCTTCCGGGTAGGCCCTTCGGGCGCCGGGAAGGCGGCCTGGGCGCGCTCGCGCTGGGCTTCCTCGGCCCAACTTCGCTCGAACCCCTGCCGGGCCACTTCATAAGAGCGCTCCTGCAGGTCCTGCGTGGCATCGGCCTCCAGGCGTGCGCCGGCCTGGTCCGCTTCCTGCCGGCTGTCGTACCACTCGATCTTCTCGCCGTTGCGGGTCAGGTAATAGACCGGCTGGCCGGATTCGTCGGTGCCTTCCTGCACGTCGAATCGCGGCCGCTCCTTGTCCGCTCTCTCAAAGATCGTCTGGGCCCGCTGTGCGGTCTCCTCCTCCCGGAAACGCTCCATCTCCGCGCGGAGGACCTCCTCGGAGGGCTTGGCCGGCTGGATCTCGACGGTTTCCATTCTGGGCTGAACGACTCCCTCGGGGGTCTGGTCGGTTTCCCAGGAGCGGCCGGTGGCCATCTCGTAAGTGAGGCCTGTCTGCTGCACGCGGCCGAGGCCGGTATCCATCCGGCCTTCTGGGTGCTCGGCAATCGGATACACCCAGGCGAGAACCTTTTGCTCTGCCCACTTCGCGGCGGCGGTGCGGCGGTGGCCGTCGATCACACGCAGGGTGCCGGCCTCCGTCTCGAGGACCATGATCGGGGGCGGGGTCTTGCCCTCTTTCATCCAGGCGGCGTAGCGGCGGGCGTCATCGCCCCGTCCCTCGAAGTTGGGCTCCTTCGTGTAGTCGGGTTCCTGCAGCTCCAGCTTGTAGGGATCCAGCCAGCGGAGCTGGGCGAGTTCATGGCCATGGATCCCCTTGAACTGGTCATCGACCATCCACATGCCTTCCTGCAGTCGGAGGGCGGAGAGCTCGGCGGGCTGCAGCCGGGAGGAGACGGCCTGGTTGCCGTTCTCGTCGTAGTAGAACCGCTTCCAGGCGGCGTGGAAATCGCTCGAGCGCAGGACGTTGTCGGTGGTCAGGTCCGCGGGGTCCCCCGGCTCGGGCCCCTCGCCGGGCCGGGTTTCGAAGAGCACGTTGACGTCTCCCGGGATGCTCTCGGTGGGCGCGTGGACCTGGCCGGAGAGGGCCTTGTTGTACAGCTCGATGATGTCGGGGCTGATCTGCCATTCTACGCTGGCCCCCTCGTAGACCTGATTGACCCAGCGGGTGAAGCGGGCGAAGACCGGCGCCAGTTCTTGGTTAGGGGCGAGGCCCTTCGCCATGTAGGCCACGGCTGTCTGGGCGAAGGTTTCTTTGTTCTTCTCGCTCCAAGCTCCGGTAATCCCCAGCCAGCGCTCTACGGTGCCGCGCTCGATGGGGGTCAGGTCCGTCTCGAACTGATGGGTGAGCTCATGGACCCAGGTAACGAAATCGGAGCGGGTGGTGGTGTAGAAGATCCTCTTGCCGGCGTTGGTCCAGGCGATGGCGCCGCGGTGGCCGGCGGCCTCCAACTCCGCGGCCTTCTCCGGGGAAAAGACACCCTCGATGAATCGCTTCCCGATGTACTGGCCCAGGCTCTCGCCGATGTGGCTCGCCAACAACTTGGCGTAGAGTGCGGCTCCCTGCGCCTGTGGGATGGTCAGATTCGGGAGGCCACGGCGAATGGTGGCGACGACCGGACTACCCTGCGACAAATCGTTTTCGGACTGGATTAACTGCTCCACATGGGTTAACATTGATGTGGAGGACGGGATGGCTGCTTTTATTCCCTGGGTGGTTTCAAGAAGCGATGATGGCCGTATTTCGGCCGGCTGCCCTGCCTTCTCTCTGATCAAGGACGACGCCGGCTGGGACGTGGGTGCCCCCACCCCGGACGATCTCAAGGACAACTGGTCCCGGGTCGGCTCCAACACCAGGCCCTCGAGCGAGGCGGTCAAGTTCTTCCAAGAAGCCAAAGCTGCATTCCTGTCGGTCCCCAATCTGCGCATGGCGTTCGAGAAAGCCTCCTCATAAGAATTCCAGGACGTGTCCAGATCTGCGTAGTATTCCCGGGCCCGCTCCGGATCCCGAATCACTTCGTTGATGTCCTTGCTCCGCCACTTTTCGAATAGGGCGTGATTCCCCGCCTTCTTGGCGGCCTCTACTTCGGCCAGCGGCGTGTAGAACTCGACGAGCTGGCCGTTGGGCATTCGCAGGTCGGCGCCGGCGAAACGCCAACCCCATTCCTTGGGCTCGAACATCTTCGCGGTGTCCAGCTCGACCACCTGGGCGCCGGTTTTCTCCAGCATCAACCGGAGGCTGTTTCCGAAATCCTCCAGGGTGTTGGAGATGACCTTGAAGCGCAGGGCATCCCGGATGTGCTCTACGTCGTGCCAGGGACGCTCCGCCAGGATGATCGGACGGGTGGCCTTCTCGATGATCCGCTCGGGCAGCTTGTAGGAGGATTTCCCTTCCAGGCCAAGCTGTCCCTTGATGGCCGCCAGGCCGGCGTCGAGGATCGGCTTGTTCTCATCGCTCAGGACTTTCAGGGCCCGGACCTTCTCTGAGGTGGAAACGTCCCGGGGGATAGGGTTTACGATGTCCTGCTCTCTCAGGGTGGCCCCAGGAGTGCCCTTCGCTGTTGAGCGTAGGGCCTCCGCTGCGACGTTCGTCGCCTGGCCGGGCATTCTCCCGATTTCGGCTTGCTGGCCCCTCTGGCGGGCCGTTTCGATAGTTTCCTGTTCCCCCCGGGTCCTCTGCCAGGCCTGGTCCGGGGCCCGGGCCTCCGCGTCCTGCTTCAGGCTCTCCAGGTACTGGATCTCGATCTGGTTGTTGCGGTGCGTCTCGATCTTCTTCTGCAGGTCCCGGCCGATATCCGCGGCCTCGGTGATCGCCTCCAGCTCGGGGCCCAGCTTCTCCTGTTCCTTGCGGAGCTCCTCGAGGCGGGTATCGATCTCCACGGCGCGCTGCTGCAGGGGCCTGGCGGTGTCACTCATTTCTTCGAGTTTGCCCAGGCGAGCCTTTACCGCGGCGGTCTGCTCTTGGACGAGCAGGCCCCTTACTCCGCGGCGGGCTTCCCCGATGGATCCGGGTAGCGCGATCAACAGACTGGTTTCGAAGGCCCCTGGGAGGCCCTGCAGCGCCAGACGGGCGTAGTCCTTCACTGTGAATGCCTTGACCTGCTCGATCGGGGACGGCTGGCCCGGGGCGGTCGGCGGTCCTACGATCTCCCCTTCCGCGGCGATCGCGTTGGCGGCTACCTGTTGCACCAGGATTTCCAGGTCCATCATGGTCATTTGGGTTCCGAGGTTCTTCCCGTACTTCTGCAGCATCTGCCCGATGAAGCCGCGGAACACGCCTTGCTCCCCGGCCCTGCGGATCGCGCCCAGGCCCATGTCCTGCATGAGCTGGGGAAGGCGGCCGATCATGCTTTCAAAGGCGATACCGCTGGCCACGCCGGTCAGGACGCCGCCGGCCAAGCCGGTCTTCTGCGCGAGGGCCCAGAGTTCCTCCGGGTCCCGGACCACCTGGTAGAGCGGCTTGCCTGTGTTGGGATCCGGGTAGGTCATGGCGTCCATGAAGATCTGCGCGGCATCGAGGCGGGTGCCTTCCGCCAGGCCGCCGAGTCGCCGGCCCCAGAGGAATCCCTTGGCTGCGCCCGCGGGGCCCGCGGCCAAGCCGCCGATGCCGGCCCCCACGGTTCCGACGACCAGCTCGGCCAAGCCCATGTCCAGGAGGTAGGGGGCCTGGGCCAGGGCCCGAGCCGGTACGCGCTTTACGAAATTCCAGAGGGCGCCCTGGTCCCGGGTGACCATCTCCGGCGGGATCTTGTCGAGGGTAGCCTGCAGCGCGTCGAGCTTCTCCCGGTTGAAAGGTCCCAGCATCATCTCGCTGGCCTGGTTGGTGGCCGCGTACAGCCTGAATGCCCGCTCTGCCTCGTTTTTCATGTAGCCGGCGTAGGTGGCGGGCATCTCGGTGCTCTTGAAGTAGGTTTCCGCGTAGGGGTTGCGGCCTTGCGAATCCCAGCCTCCGTAGACGTCTTCGGCCGGCACGTTGAGTCGGTCGCCGATGTAAAAGGAGAGCTGGATCTTCTGCATCTCCTCCTGCTGCTTCTCGGGGCGGTCCTTGTACTGGACCTCTGCCATGCTCTTCATGACCTGGTAGCTTTCCGCGTAGCGACTGGCGCGATACTCCGCCCAGAAGGGATCCGCCTGGGCTGCGCCGGCGCTGGTCATCGTGCGCAGGTCTGTGGGCGCGGCCTTCGCCCATATCTTGTTGGGATCCTCTTCGGGGAGTTCCGGCGGTCGGTAGATCCCGGCCCCGAAAGTGGAGAGATCGGTCGGTTTGGCGCGTTCCCAGATATCGGCCATGCGTTACTCCAGCACCTGGATGCCTTGGCTGCGCAGGATCCCGTAGGCGGAGGCCTCCGAGATTCCGGTCTTCTTCGCGGCGGCGCGGACGTCCTCGGCGGTGGCCTGCTTAGTGCGGAACTGCCGCGGCAGCAGAGTCTCCAGCCGATAGAGGGCCTCTCCGGGACTCGTGCCCAACTCGGCGCCGATCGCGGCCATGCCCAGACGTTCGGGTGTGGTGCCCAGGCGCTGGGCTTCGCGTTTGACGTCCGCGATGGTCTTTACCGCGGCCGCGGCCCTGCGGATTTCCTCCTCCTTGGCCGCGCTTTCCCGCCGCTTGAGCTCGAGGTTCTCGCGGGCGATCTGTTCCTTGGTCTTGATCGGAGCCGGGATGAACTTCGGCGGGATGCTGTCGTCTTCGAACTCGAGCTGCTGATTGCCCTTCGGATCCAGCCCGAAACGGTAGGTGTAGGGCTTCTTGGAATCCCGCGGATTGAGTCCGGTGATCGCGAAAACGGTCCGGCCTCTCTCGTCGACCGCCGTGCCCACGATCTGCACGGTGCCCTCCCCTACTCCGTACAATTCCAGCAGCGCCTCTCTGTCGTACTCCGCCAGGGAGGAGCGCTCTTTGTCGGTGATCCAGCGCGTTTCGCTCTCGCGCCGCAGGCGGGCAGCCCGGGTGCGGCGGTCGAGGCGGCCGGCCTCGTCGGGCGCCGGGGTGATCTCTTTCTTGTAGGGGTTCAGCAGGCCGTCGACCATGTCCTCAACGTCCGTATCCTTGGGGGCCTTCGTGGCCTGGTAGACTGTCTGCAGCTTCTTGGAAAAGGCTTCTTTCACCTGCTGGCGGGTGAGGGTCATGTCCTTACCGCTGTTCTTCTCCGCGGCATCGAAGAACTTGTCGATGCGCTCCAGGGAATCAACGACCACCGGCTGGTAGTACACATCGGAGTTGGCGTAATTGAGGTAGCGGTTCATCACGGTTGGGCCCACCCAGAATTCTCCGGTGTCGGGATCCCGGAGCTGACTGATCCGCTGAAAGGCTTTGATCTTGTCGCTCTTCGTCTGCCAGGGCCGGCGCAGGACCTCGTCCATGGCCCGCAAGCCGGCGGGGGTGGTGCCATCATCTTCTCCGCCCCTACCCTCGGCGGCCATCAGGCGGTTTCCGTAATTCTCCCAGAAAGTATAGGTCGAGGTGGTCATTCGGCCGGCGTAGTTATTCTCGCGATTGTACAGCGCTTTCAGCAGCGCCGCTCCGTTCTTGGGCTGGACGTTGTTGATGATCAGCATCTCCTTATCTGCTTTCTCGTCTTCGATGCGGAGTTTCTCGTTGTAGTCGGCACGCACCATCTTCTCGGTCTGGCCGCGGTAGGGCATGGGGACGGCCTGCAGCACCGATTGCATGGCGGCCTCCGGGTCCTTGCCCCCGGTGATCTGCTCGTAAAACTGGGTCGTGGCCTGGTCTTGGAAAGTGGAGGCGACCTGGCCGGCAGCGCCGAGAGCTACCTTGCGGAAGTTCTCGGCCTGCTCTGCGTTGACCTCGCTGGCGCCTTCCCAGGAGGAGATCAGGTCCATGCCGGCGGCATAGCCCTGCGCCCCGACCGTCTCGCGCAGCCGCTTGCCCTGGATGCCCAGATCGTACTGTAGGAGGAGATCTCCGCGCATCGCGTTTTTTATGTCGGGGGTCAAACTCTGGGATCCGGATAGGGCGGCATCGACCAGGGCAAAGTTTTCATGCCGGATGGCCTGGTCCACCGAATGGGTGATGGACTGCTGGTCGATGCGGGAGATGTCCTGCAGGGCCTTGTTTTCGAGGGTATCGGTGGCGACGCGCTTGGCCGTGTCGTAGCTGGCATACAGTTGATCGAGAGCCCAGGATTTGATCTTGGGAAACATCTTGTATTCTTCCTCGATCTCCTGCTGCTGGGTGTTGAACCAGGCATCGAAGTCCCCTGTCTTCGCTCCGAGTTTCAAGGATCGATATTCTGTTCTTGTGGAAAGTTCCGCGGCCTGCTGTCCCTCCCCAGAAGAATAGGGGATCTCGGGACGACCCGGAATCGGTGTGCTGATGATTTCGTAATCGTTATTGAAGACGAGCTCCCGGGCTTTCTGTTGGGCCACCTGATCCCTGGCCATAGCTCCTTTCTTGGCCTCTGCGAGTTTCACCCCGGTGACGGCCGCGACGATGGCCTCGCCGATCATTTCCGCGCCTTCGAGGACGAAACCGAGCGCCGCGACGCCGACGTCCTCCTTCCGGTGTTTCTCCGCGAGTTGCGTTCCCTTGGCCCCGCGCAGGGAATTGAAAGCGGAATAGATCGGGCTATAGTCGACTTGGAAAATTGGCAGCGCCATTATCGAACCCCCACTCTTCCCGGCCCAGAGACCTTCGATCCAATGGACGGCCGCCCGCCCAATCCCAGGACGTCTTCATAGGCTTCCTTGGCCACGTCCAAGTTCTCCAGGGTCGTGCCGTAGATATCGATCTGGCGCTGGGCGATCTCCTTCTGCGTCTCCACGAATCCTCCCACCTGCTGCTCCGCCTCCCCGCCGAGGGCCTGGCTGGTGGCAGCTCCTACCTGGCCGGTCAGCCCAGCGAGCACGTTGATGTTGCCGTAGTTCTGCAGCAGGGCGCGGTATTGAGTGTCAAATTCGATATCCCCGGTAGTGCCTCCCTGGATGGGTTGCAGCGCGGTGGGCATCTTCGCCAGGAATCCCTCGAGGGCGCCCTTCTTGGCTCCGGCTTCCGCGAGTTGGATATTAGTTTCTCCCAGGCCCAAGGTGGCCTGCAGCTTGAGTTCTTCCTTGCGCTGCTTTTGTTCTTTTCCGAACTTGAAGATGTTAAATGCCAGGTCCAGCAGACCCATCTCATGCCTCCACCGGTGCTAAGCGCGTGATCATGCCCAGCACCGTCAGCGGAAATGGTTCATCTTGCACGATCGTGATCGTGCCGTCCGGGCTGATATTGCCGGCCAGGGGAATCTCATAGTCTCCGGTAAACGGCGCCGGCCCTTCTCCCAGCGGCTGGTCCGGGAGGCCCGTATAAACGATCTTCTGCAGGCTGTCGAGGTCCGCGCCCACCTTGCCGGCGTAGCTGTTGTACATCCGCAGGATGGTCTGTACGACCTGCTTCTTCTTTCCTTGCCAGGTGAAGTTGGCCTGCAGCTCGGGCCGGGTGGGGGTGACTTCCATCGCGCCGCTGCCGACCGGCAAGGGCAGGCCGACATGAATCTTGGTAAAGGTCTTGGCGTAGACGGCTTGGCCGCCGGAAACCACAACTGCCGGCATGCTGGCGCCGTCCGCGATCGCGTGAACGGTCTTTCCCTCCAGGTGCCCCAGGCCGCTGACGGTGTCGGTCTCGGCGCCGACCCAGCGGATCCCGGAATCGACGTAATGGATCTCGCTAAAATCGTCGTCTTCCAGGATCCGGATGTGCTCGATGCAGTACTTCGTGCCGCGTTTTATTTCCAGCCACAGGATGTCTCCGGAGGGGGTGCGCATGACCGCGGCGCTCTCTAAGGTTCCGCTATCGGCAGGGTACTGCCGACCAAATCCCACATAGGTGGTCCCGGCCTGCTCCTGGTCGAAGGTGGCGCTGACCAGTACTCCATCCGTGCGAACGGCAAAGAGGATGCTGTGGGGGCTGATCATCGCGGCGAGCTGCTTCACGCCGGGTTTCAGGATGTGATCGTGTTCCCGGGTGACGTCGACGTCCATCAAGCCGCCTCCCTCCTGCGAGTAGGCCAGAAGATGAAGGCTGGGCGAGGGCGCCCCGACATAGAGGACGTAGTTTTTCAACTTCGCTGCCTGCAGGGTCGCAACGCCTTCGTAGCCGATGGCGTCCAGGTAGAAACTGCCGGCGGTGGGGAAGCCTCCCGCGTCGGCGTAGGTGCTTTGGTCCAACCCTGCCACCACACGTTTGTGGGCCTCCGCCCAGCGGATCCGGCTGCCCAGGCCGTCGGTGGCGAATCCTATAATGGCGTCGTCGGGGTTGGTCCCGGTAGTGAAATCCGTCAGGCGATAGATTCCAGTAGCCGCATTCGGGGCCCGGCTCACGAAATAAGTCTCTGTTTCGTTGTCCGTAGCTGCCAACATCAGCCGGGCAGCGACGACTGCGATCACCGATGGGTAATCCCCGGTCGCCGAGAAGGTGCGAGCCCCGGTGAAGGTCGGGGTACTGATAGCCAGGGGGGCCGGGCTGCTCTCGGCGATCTTCTGCACCAGATGGTTGTGGTGGACGATCCACAGCTCCCCGTTGATCACTTTCATCTGGGCTTCGAATAGTTCCGCCTCAAGAAGGGTGTGGGCCAGGGTGAAGTCCGCGGCCGAGTATTGCAGCTTGGTAAAATCGGATTTCCAGAACTGGACGATCAGGTTGCTGAACTCACAGGTGTAGATGGCTCCACTCTTGGCTGGGAAAAAGAACAGCAGGCCTTTCTTCGTGCCGCTCGAGTAGCCGTAGCCGTCGAAGTAGGTCCCCGGAAAGCGCCGGAAGCCTCCCCCCGGCATGGGGAGGGCGTTCTTCATGGTGCGGCATCCGGTCTGGTAGGCGATGCTGTCGACTCGGGCTTCCTGTTTCGGACTGATCTCCCCGGATCCCAGGTTATTAGTGAGCGTGGTGAGCTGCTGCATGCTCTACCTCTGCTCGTCCCAATACTGGGGCGGTTCTTCCTGCTGTCTGGCCGATGCATCCGCGGCCTCGGCCAGGTCTCTCTTGTCTTTCCAGAGCGCCAGGACGATTGCCTTGCGCTCGTCGGAGCTGGCCAGGGGAATGCTAAGGAGTATGGCCAGCCAGACCTCGATGGCCTGGCGCAGGTAGGCTGGCAGCTTGCTGGGATCCGCCGGCCGGGCGATGTACCGCAGAAAGGCTTCCTCCGCGTCAGTGGCCAGGCGGTCCTGTTCGATAGCCCAGGTGGCGCCGCCCACGTCAACGGAATCGCGGACCATCATGCGGATGTAATCGCCGGGGAGCTGGTAATAGTAGGCGAAGCCGTAGGCTGGCGCTTCAGTCAGGCGTTCCAGCTTCAGCCGCTTCGTGGCCGCCTGCCAATCGATTACGCCGTAGACGTCTTCGATGGCGCGGCCCATGAACTGCTGGCAGGAATTGGCCAGGGCGCTCCCGTCCAGGAGGTTGTTGATCCTTTTGCTTCCCAGATGTGAGAGCGCCTGATTGGCGACGTCCGTCCAGCCCGAAGGGTAGACGAAATCAGCCATGGTGTTCCGGCTTTAGGCGCCGGGTGCGGCCTGCGCCAGCTTCTCGGCGATCTGTGCCTTGGTGAGGCCCGTGGTCTTGATGCCCTTCTTCTCGGCCAACGCCTCGAGTTCCGATCGGGTAACGGGCTTAGCCTGGCCCTCCGTGGCGGGCCCGCTGTAGGGCGGTGTGCCGGATTGGGTGGCCGCCTCTGTGGTCTTGTCCGCTTCCGCCACCTTCTCCTCCTTGGCCTGCTCCAGTTTGTGCAGCCGATCGCTCAGGCCCTCACGCTCCTCGGCGTTCAGGTTCGTGAGGTTCTTGGCCAGCTCATCCAGGGGATCCGCGCTCGGCGCGGAGGGCTCCGCGAGCTCGGGTTGCAGGGCGCGGAGGTGGTGCATCTGCCGGCTGGCGGTGATGCGCTTCACTTCGGAGGGTTCCAGGTCATAGACTTCGCCCTCGTAGTACAGGCGGTCGTTGAAGAATCTGTCGTTGCAAAGATAACGTGCCATAGGGGTCTCCTTCTGTAAAAATGCCCCGGGCGTCATTGCCCGGGGCTTGTTCTCTTTCTTCCGGCTCCTCTTTACACGTTGTCGATCGGCCCATACTCGAGGTGAGCGTGGACCACTTTCGCCGTGAAGGTGCCGGAACTCTTCGGGGTGGCGCCTGCGCGCATGTACCGGGACCAGTAATGCGGCAACGGGAGCACCCAGGCCACGCCCTTTACGGGCGCGACGCCCAGCACGGTATCGACCTGGGGGCCGGTGATGTGCTTGGTCGTGCTGTTTATGGTCGGATCGCTCGTGACGAAGGGGATGAACCCATCGGTCGAGACGAAATCGGCCTTTGCGGTGAACACTACCTCCGGACCTTCCATGGAGCTCCGGTGAAACAGGGTAACCCCCGCGTTCGCTTTGAACCGCAGGGCCCTGGCGTCGATGGTGTTCCAATCCAGCTCGTCGGCGCTGTAAACGTCGGTGTCCTTGGTGGCGAGGGAGATATCGCCGAATCCTTCCAGTGTGCTTCTCATGGCCTTTCCTCCTTATGCCGCCACCGTGGCTTCGGTGTCGATCAGGGCCTCCATCATCCGTAGCGGGATGCCCGCGATCCGGGTGATGGGCCCGTAGCCCTCGAGTTCGACGACGCTGAACCAGACGTTGGTCTTGGCATAGGCGTCGTTGTCGATCTGGGCTTTCAGGGTGCGGTTGCAAAAGGCCACGGCGTTCTGCCCCACCATGGGCAGATAGTTCTTCGCCTTGATGAAGGTAGCGGGGCTGAAAATGTTGGAGGCCCCGGCCGTCTCGATGTTGGCGATGCGCTGCAGCGCCCGGTCGTCCCGGAGCACCATCGCGGCCCAGATCTCGTAGTGCCGGCACCAGGCCCACATGCTGCCGGTTCCCGTGGGGATCGGAACCAGATGCCTGCCGCGGTCCTCGTTGACCAGGCCAACGGCCGCGTCCTGCGGATATGCCAGGAAGAAGCCGCGCTTGGAGAACTCGAACAGCAGGATGGAGCTGGTATCTCCGCCAGATCCGCCGGCTGCCCAGGTTCTACCGGCGACGAGCTTGTTTCTCCGGCGGGTGATGCTCTTGAAGGAATCGGGATAATCGCCCTCGTTGTTGTACACGAGTTGCGTCATCCAGTCCTGCGTGAGCCCTTCCAGGTTCATCGCGTCCTCGGAATCCCGGACCTTATAGGCGTCCTGCACTCCGCGGAAAACGCGCTCATCGACCTGGCTGTCGCCCTCGTACATCTTGACGGGCTCCGTGATCAGGTCGGCCTGGCTGGCGATTGCGGTGATCGCAGCATACGCCTTGGAGAAGGCGCCTTTGCCCAGGCGTTTGGCCTGGAGCTGCTTGTTGTAGATACCGTGCGTGGAGGGATACCAGGGGACTTCGTCGATGAATTCGTTGATCTGGCCGAGCTCCCCAAGAACCGCGGCCGCGTCGTCGAATCCCTCTCTCTTGGCAGTTTCCGCCCACGTCAGGTTCTGGTTGTTGACAATGACACCCATTGCCATCTCCTGACTTCAAGTGTGGTGCGGGTTCGGGTCTGGCGGGTTCGGCCGTCCTGTCCCCTGGTCGGGTGTCCCCTTACTCCCTGCCCGGTTTCGTGGGACGGCTCGTATCAGGTCTATTTTCGGCGCGTCCGTTCCCAGCCTTCCGCTGGTCACTGGCGCGTGACCTTTTTGGAGGAGGGACCGCTCAACGAGCGGCTGTCCCCCCTCCGGCTAACGTATCGTCATCTCGTCCTATCAGAGGTGACGATAACTTGTCAAGTCTTGCGCTCACCGAATGTTTTCTTGAACTGATCGCCATAGGTGTGGATGGTCTTGCCTGCGGGTTTCTGTGGCAACGGTTTGCCGTCTTCTCCCAGGGCCGGGGCGGCTGCGGGTGGCGTGGCCGGGGGAGTCGCCGGCGGAGTGATTGGGGGCGCTGCCGGCGGGGTGTTCGGCGCGGGCTTGGGAAGATGGGCGAGAATGTCGTCGAGTAGGTCCATCATCATGCTCCTTTCTGTGGGCGCTTGCCGAAGGTCGCCTGGAACTCTGGGCTGTAGTGGCCCTGGCCGCCCTGCGGCTTGGGCGCGGCCTCGCCGGCCCCGCCACCGCCCTTGACCATCTTCTCCTCGCCCAGCATGCTTGCGATCTCCGCGGTGACCAGAGCGAAGGTGGGGTCGTAGAGCAGGCCGCTATCGGCGATCTTCCGCATCAGCGCCTCCCCTTTCCCCTTACCCAGCTTTTCCGCGTTCGTACCCAACCGGATCATGTGGGAGCGGAGGAGGTTCTTGGCCGCGGTCGCTTTCGCCTCCTCCTTGCCCACGGCCTCCAGCAGCCTGGCGTCGTAGCTCTCCGCGGCATCCTTCCGGGCCTTGAGCACCTGGTCGCGTCCGGCATTGCTCATGCCCATCAGGGTATCCAGCAGCTTCTGGGCCTGGGTTTTGGAGAGGCTCATGTCCAGGGCCCGCTCGCGGACCACCTTGACGATTTCCTCCATGCCCTGAACGTCTTTATAGGCAGCGGTGTTCAGCGGATAGTCCTCCGGCTTATCCGGCAGGCCCATGGCCTCGCGGAAAGTTTTCATCTCCGCCGCATCCGGCTTCTGCGCGTTGGGCACGACAATCGCGCGCGCCAGACGCTGCTGGCCCTCGTCCCAGGAGCGCACCAGGTCGCTCATGCGGGGGTGCGCCTTCAGGGCCCCCATGAGCCGCTCGTCTTTGCGCTGCTCCGGAGAGAGCTGCGAAGCGTAGGCGACCGGGACCTGGTCGCCGGGCTTCGGAGGCCCTCCCGGGGACGGGTCTGGGGGTGGATCTCCAAACCACTGCAGGTGAACGTTGAACTTTTCCGGATCCATTCGATCCTCCTCGTTATTTTTCTGCGGCCTTGCGCAGCGCGTTGAGATCGTCGTTGTTCGATGCCTCCAGTAGCTTCTCGGTGATCACGTATAGGTTGGCGTCCTGCGTCTCATGGATCACTCCAAGTTCTACCAGAAGACGGTTGCCCAATGCAATCAGCTCCGGGTGGACCGCCTTGGGGTCGGTCGCCCGCATTCCGCATTCGTTGAGAAACCAGGTCACCAGGATCTTGCCGTCTTGCGTGTTCGCAGCCCGGATGAATATCTGGCGCCGGCGCTCCTTCTCCTGGATAGCGGCGAGTTGGTCTTCTTTGTCCTGTTGGTCTTCGCGGGTCAGCGGGGGCGCCGTATGTGCCTCCTGTCTTGTCGGATCATGCCGCGGATTATCTTCTTGGCCTGCTCGAGGATCTCCTGGATCCCGCGGCGGTCCTTCGTTGTGTCGATAACGATGTTGCACTGGCGCTCATGCCAGAGCACGGCCACGATAGCCTTGGGGTCTGCGTTACTCGTCGGCTGAAATGAGGACAAGCAATTCCTCCTCTTCGCTTTCGCGCTTTGAAAACCCGCCGCCGGGTCCCTTGCGGGATACCCGGATAGCATCCGGCTGGCGAGCCGGCGAGCTCGCGGCCGGTCTTGCCGGGGCCTTTCGGAACGCCGGCGGCGGTTGAAGTCGAATCGCTTCGGGTTTGAATGCTTCCGGCTGGTAGTCGAACGGTTCCCAGCCCTGCGCGGTCTTCGCCTGGCCCTGCTGCTCTTGTCGGGCCTGCTCCTGGTCGACCGCGCAGTCGATGCTCACTTGCAAAGGCGGCAGGATCTCGGAGGTCGTCTCCGGCCATTTCTCCGGCCAGCTCAAGCCGTGCGGGATCTTCTGCGGCTTGGCCTTCTTCTTTCGTTCAGGCTGCCGGCGCGTGTCCGGCAGAACGCGGGTGCTGTAGTAGCCGCCGGAGACGGGTACCGCGGGGGCCTGGGGCTCGAGAACGCCGCTCTGCTGCTGTTCGGCTTGGTCCTGGGCAACCGTGACGTCCGTGGAGATGATCGGATCGTGGACGTCCGCCTCAGCATCCTGCTCCTGTCGCTCCTGCTCCTGGGCTACGACTGCAGCGGCTCCGGTGACAGCATCCGAATCCTGCTGCTGCGGGTCTTGAGTCTGCGCTACGATGATCGGCGTGACGGTGACCGCGCTGGCCTGCTGTTGCTGCGGATCCTGCGCCTGGGAGCCGACGACAGGCATGGCGGTGATCGCGTCGGCATCCTGCTGCTGTTTGGCCTGCGCCTGGGCGACGGTGACTGCGGTGGATCCGGCTCCGCCGGCGGGCTGGATATTTTCTTGGTCGTACCAGCCCTCTGTGATAACGAGAGGATCAAACCAGCCTTCGACGCGAAGGAGAGGACTGAACCAGCCTATCATGCGTACTCATCCACGACGATCACGCCAGCGGTTCCGTTGCCTCCGGTGCGCACCGTCGATGCTCCCGTAGCCGCACCGCCGCCGCCAGATCCGAATCCGATAGCGGCAACTCCGGCACCCACGGCCGTAATACCTATTCCGCCTCTCCCGAATGGGCTGCTTCCACCCTGGCCAGAACCAATAACGGGTGTAGCCACAATCAATGTTTTGCCGCCATCCCCGCCCGCACCTGCACCGTTGAGATCTCCATTTGTGGCAATTGCCCCCCCGGCACCGCCCGCATAGGCCGTGAGCGCCGTGGAAGCTGTAGCCACAGGACCGCCGGTTCCTCCCGGCGCTGTGACTGTAGTGGCACCGACTGCGAAAGTTGTGCTGCCTCCGTTGCCTCCCGCCGCGCCTGACGCGCCAGCTCCCAGCGCGCCGATGGCATAGGTGTAGTTGGTATTTGGAGTGACTGTGAAAGTTTTCTCGGCATAGGAGCCGGCACCTCCGCCGCCGGCAGCAGAGGCGGCGCTGGCAACAGAAGTGCAACCTCCACCTCCGCCGCCTCCTCCCAGTAGGCGTACAAAAATAGTCTTCGTCTCTGGCCCTGTGGTGAACGTAGTCCCCGCGCTCAGTACCGTCGTCTTGAGCCATCGACCCGATCCGCTCTGCGCGACCTTGACCGCTCCGTTGGCATCCCGGACCTGGAATCCTACACCATCGAGATAGGATAGCGTCTCGCCGGCCTGCAGCGTAGCCTTGAACAATTCATAGGTCGTGGCGCTGCGGTTCAGAACGACCGTCAGGTCGTCACTCGAAGCGCCCTTATTCCGCGCCAGCAGGCTTTGTAGGTTGCGCTGCCCGGAGGCCGGCGAGGCGACGATGTCCGTGGTGGTGGCTGTACTGATCGCCGTGACTTGCGGGTTCTGCGGGGTCGGTGGAGTTCCGCTGTCTACAAAGTGCGCGGTAACGTCAATGGCGATTGCGGCACTGGTGACGAGCTGCAGCTTATCGGTGGTTCCCAGTAGTAGCATCGCCTTAGCCCTTGGTCACGGTGTGGGTGAAGTTCGAGCAGGTGACCTCCTGGCCGACTACGATCGTAGTCGTGGGCATCTCCAGGTCGAATCCTCCCGCTGTGACGCCGCAGGTGCCATCTCCGATCACCGTGGTGCCGTCGCTCTCCAGGCTCCTGTACCACTGCGCCGTTCCGCCGGCGGGCGCGGAATCCTCTTTGGTCAGCGCGTTCATGGTGATCAGGCCGTTGACCTGGCTGGCGTAGGCGGTGGCCGCGAAGCGGAGTTCCGCCAGGAGGGTGGAGGCACCGATCCCATCATCCGCACTGGCCGGTTTGGTGCCTTGATAGATGCGCAGATAGCCGTTGTTGAATCGGACCTTTGCGGCATCCGCTTCGATGTTCACGAAGTTGTTACTGATCTTCAGGTCCTTAGCCATTGCCTTGTCCCTCCGTGATCTGGGCACCGACCATCTCGCCCTGTGGGTTGCGCCGGATGGCGATGTTGCGGGTGGCCGCGGGGCTGCCCGGGGCGGCCGGCTTGGTGCTCGCCGCGTAGACCTTGGCCTGAGCCTGGGCCTGTTCGTTCTGCATCTGCTGCTGCAGCATCTGGGCCTTCAGGACGGCGCGGCCCTGCTGGATCCGCTTTACATCGGCCAGGTTTCGGAGGACGCGTTGGTCGATGTGATAAATATCTGCGGCGTTCCGCAGGTAGTTGTTGATGTCGACGTTGTCCAACCCCTCCGGGTAAATCTCCGCCAGGGCGATGACCTCCTGCAGGAAGCGGCGGGTGTTGTCCAGAAGCAGGTAGCGTTTCTGGAGCTGGGCCAGGGGGCTCACCAGGTCGACCTTGATCATCTGACCCCGGAGGATCCTCGGGGGCGGTGGCGCTCGGCCGGTGGCCAGTTCGATGGCGACCAGGTCCTCAATCGAGGGTTCGATGTACTCCGTGGAAAGCCGGCCATGAAATGACGTCATCATGGCAACCTGCTCGGCCTGGATCAGCTCCGCTTCCGTGGCGGTTTTCAGGCGCTCGATGTTCGCCGAGAAGATCAAGAATAGATCCGCGTGGTAGCCGGTGCGGACTTCTTTCTGAACCTCCTTTACCATCTCCCAGGCGCCCTCGATGTTGCCGGTGGCCAGGGCCGCGGTGAAATCCTCTCCTGGCTTCAAGAAGGTGATGCCATTGGGCTCCAGCCGGATCCGGCCCTGCAGGCGATCGGTGGCCTTCAGGGGCGGCTGGGCCGCGCGTTGGCGGAGACGGCTGATGTCGCGCCGCATGCCGTTGAGCTGCTTCACGTTGGATAGCTGGTGGTAGCCCGGTCCGTCGCCTCCGTATGGGCTGCCGTCCGGGTTGCGGCTGTGGCGCCAGGCCCAGAAAGGCCGGCGCTCGTAACCGCCTGCGCGGATGGCACGCTTCTCCTGCTGGCAAGTGTACAGGGAATAGATCGGCATGCCGCGGAGGCTCTTCTCGTCGATGTCCAGGTCGAACTTGCCGAATGGGAAAATGAACTGTTGAAACAACCATTTCTTCACCTTGTTGGTCCGGTAGGCGTCGGCGACCCTGGGGGGCACGTTGTCGATGCCGAACTCCGCGACGGCCTCAAAGGGCGCAAGCCATAGGTCCCGGATCAGGGTGTCTACCTCTCCCCAGCGGTTCTCCATAAGCAGGCAGTGCTTCAGGTGAAGGTTCTTGTAGCTGGGAATGCCGCGCTCGACGTTGTTCTCCCGCAACATCACCGCCGTGGAGAAATCGGCGCCAGTGCGCAGGAGGCTGCGCCCCTCGGTATAGTAGTTGCTCTGATTGGTCTGCCGGTAGCAGTGGCGGTCCATGGCCTGCAACCAGAGGCGTACTTCGTGTAGCTCGTTGAGGCGATCCTCCTCCATCAGCAGCCGCAGCCAGGGGGCGGTGCGACTGAAGGCGTTGGCCTGCACCCCGTCCGCGAAATCGCTTGATGCCGTTGGTCCGGTCATGTCGTAAAGGCTGCGGAAGTCGGGCTGGGGCTGGCTCTCGTCGCTGTCTTCTCCCCAATCCGCCATCGCCGGGTTGATGTAACTGGCGATGTCCTGCCACCTGGGGATCAAGGGTTGAACGCGGATCTTCTCCTGGGCCCGAATGCCGAAGAGCGCATTGGTGGCGCTCTCTGAAATCCGCGGGGCTCCCTCAAACAACTCCGTGTTGGCCCAATCGGTTTTCGGTTTTACAGGCGCGATCGGCATGGTTCCCCTCCTCATAAATAATCCATGGGATCCCACTCGGCGGTTCGCTTCCCGCTCCGGGCGGGTGGCTGGTCGGGAATTATATCGTCCTTATACAACCGCGTAAACCACCATGCGCCCATCAGGTAGGTGGTGACCATGTCGTCGTGAACCTCCGTCTCGTCGGCTTCCCAGGTCTTGCGCCTCTTCCCGTCTGGCGGCTTGAAGTGCTTGAGTTGCTTTTCGAACTCCTCCCGCCAGCGCAGGGCCTGGGCGATGCGGCAGCGGTTCTGCTGCAGGACGATCTGCCCGGCGGAGACCAGGTCCTTCTTGGGCACGTGGATCTCGGCCAGGCCGATGGCCGGCTGCAACTTGCCGGCCTGGGCCGGCTGCAACTGTCCGAAGCCCGCTTTGATCTCCTTGATCTTCTCCCCGCCGGTGGCGAGGATAGAAATGGGATTGAGCAGCTTGGCGCGCATCATGTCAATGACCGGCTCCCCGACGCCGGCGCCGTCCACCAGCAGGTCGTGGTTGTTGGCCAGCTCCTTGGTCCCGCAGAGAGTGACCGCGTTGTCGACCAGCTCCTCGTAGCTGCGCCTCAAGAACTTGTCGATGAAGACGATATCCATCAGGAATCGCAGGCGGTCGACGTTACCTATGGGCAGGGCCTTCTCGACGATCAAGCCGGTGTGCTTGGCGACCATGAAGATGGCGGAATCCCGGCGCTTGCCCGGGTCGCAGAGCACGGCGTACTCGTTCACCTGTGAACCTCCAGGACTGGGATATCGGCGATCTCCGGAAGACCGAAGCTCATCGGCTGCACCGCGTCGCTGAATGCTCGCTCGATATGGTCATAAGCGAAGACCTGCATTTCCGGCTCCACGAACTCCACCAGGTACTCTTGCCTGAATAAGCGCGGGCCCATCTCCTCGAGGTTATCGAGCTGCTCTTTCTGATCCAGGTGCCGCGGGCTGTGGAACGCCTGGATCCCCTTCTTCGCTCGCAGGGCCTGGTACTGTGCCTCGCTGAGCGCTGCCGGCAGCAGATCCCAGGCTTGATCGTCCACATCCCATGGCGCCCGGATCTCGTATTTCTCCCACTGCTCGCTCGCCTGGGCGCGGTAGAAAAATCCCTCCCGGCCGTTCGGGGTGCTGATGGCGAGGAGCTCGCACCAGGGGTTGTCCGTCAACATGGGTCGGATGCCGGAGCGATAGACGCCATCCTCGATGCGGGCGGCCTCGTCCAGGATGATCAGGTCGATCTTCCGGTTGCCGGTGATGTCCGGGTTGGAATAGCCGCGGGCGCCCTTCTCTGTGGCCGGGACCACCAGGATGCGCGTGCCGTGCTCCGTCTCGAGGAGGGAATCGGAGTCGCGGACGATCCGTGGGTAGTGGGGATCCCGGCTGATGTAGTCCTTGATTTTTTCCATGTCCTCGGTGGCCTGCTTTTCGGTGGCCCCGACGACGATGGCCATGCAGCCGTAGAAGAATCGGCCCAGGTGGGCGGGCTTGGCGGCGATGATGGTGCTCTTCCCGGACTGCCTGGCGCCGTTGATCAGTTTCCGCTTGTGGGTGCTGGCCAGGACGCGTTGCTGCCAGAGAAAGCGGTTGGGTGTCAGGCCCAACGTGTAACGCAGAGGGTCGAGCTGGTTGGCCAGGTCCTCGAGGCATCCTCTGGGCAGTGGACTGTAGTGTTTCCTCACCCTGAACTGCCGCTGCAATAGCGCCGGCTGCTCCTGCTTGGGCGGCTCCATCTTGGATCTTCCCGGGGCGTTGAGAAAACGGATCAAGTCCTCGTAGCTGCTTCGGCTCACGCTTCCTCCGCGTCGACGGGTATGGCCGCCTCAACTTGCTTGACGATGCGCGCGCGGACCTCCGGCTGGTCCATGGTGGCCCGGAAGATCGCCGTGCGAATGTAGGCGAATATCTGCACCAGAGCCCCGCCCTCCGCTACCTCTGCCCCGCTCGGGGCGCCGTCGCTTTTCTCGATCAGATACTTCATGGCGATCAGGTCCCCATCCTGGATGGCCTTCGAATAGAGTTTGTCGACGACCGCCCGGCGCCTGGTGATCTTCCGGCCGTCCCTTGTGTCGACGTCCTTCGCCTCCGCGAGCTCGCGGATCATCTCCGCATAGGCTTGGCCGCTGGGTGGCCGCCCCTTCCTGTTGATGCGCGGGTCGTTCGTCCCGAAAGGCCGGCCGGTAGCCGGTCTGCCCTTCGGAGGGCCCGACTTCTTATGCGGCAGCGGCTTCCTGCGCGATTTCCGGGGCGGACCTGGCTTCTTGTGGCGCCCCAGTTTCTTACGCGATTTCCGGGCAGAAGCGGCGCCACTCGAACGCCTTGCCATTCCGCGTCACCTCCGGCTCGAGGTGCCGTGCGTGGATCCACAGGCACCAGCGCTTTACTATCAGGTCCACGAAGCGCTTGTCTATCTCGATGCCGCGGAACAGCCTGCCGGTCCTTTGGCAACCGATCAAGGTGCTGCCGCTGCCGGCGAACATATCCAGCACGATCTCCCCGGGCTCGGTGTTGTTCAGGATGGCGCGCTGCGCGAGTTCCACGGGTTTCTGGTTGGGATGAAGGTAGTCGGCCTTGGTGTCGGGCCTGGCCTCCCAGACGTCCGATCCCTGCAGGGTGGTGAGCAGCAGCGACTCGCCGGGCTCGAGCATCATGCTGCGGTGTTTCTTACTGCGCGGCGGATCGTGCTGCAGGTAAAGATGGTTGCCCTCCGGGTCGGCCAGCAGGATCCCCTCGGCCAGCACTGCGAACGCCTGCGCCTTCTTGCGGACGGCCACGGTCCAGGTGGTGCTCTGGGTGCGGTCCCCGGTCCACCGCGGCGTGGTTTGGCCCTTGCCGGCGTAAAAACAGGGCTCATGCTGGTAGTGGTAGTTTCCCCGGCCCATGACGATCCAGGGCTTCAGCCAGATGATGTACTGCCGCTCCATCAGGCCGGCCGCGGTCAGGGCTCGCTCGAAGTACTTCCGGCTCACTGACGCATGCCAAATGTAGAAGGCTGCTTCGTCGAGGGTGTGCGCCACGGCCTGGCGGAATGCCGGCGCGAGTACTGTCTTCTCGAGCTCCGCGCCTCGTTTCTCGTCGTTGGAGATTCCGCCCAGATACTTGGCCTCCCCGCGGCTATCGTAGTCCACGCCGTACGGCGGATCGGTGAAAACGAGCTGCGCGCGCTCCTCGGCCAGCAGGGCCGTGTACGATGCGCGGGCCCTGTTGTCGCCGGCCAGGATGCGGTGCGGCCCCAGGCCCCACAGGTCCCCGTCCTTGGAGATCTTCGGGGCCCCGCCTGGCAGGTCGTCATCTCCTCTCTCGTCCCTGGTCGGCCGCACCGTCTCGAGGCGGATCTCCCCGGAGGGCAGCCGCAGGTCGGCGTCCAGCTTCATGCCGGCGCTGAAATCGCGGAGGCCCTCGAGGGTGAATTCCCCGTACTGGCTGGATATGCCCAGTAGCGCGTCCTTGGCATCCTCGATGTCCTTCGCCTCGATGATATCGTAGGGTAGCCGATCGGGGACGGGGTGGCCCTGGGCCTCTAACTCCATCAGCGCGAGGGTGCGCTGGTGGCCGTCGAGGATGTAGCTGGCACCCTGCTCGTCGATCCAGACGTGATAGGGCACGTTGAATCCCTTTTTCAGGATCCGGTTCTTCAGCTTCTCGAGGTTCTTGCGGCTGATCTTCTTGAGGTGGCCTTGCAGGGCGATGAGCTGCTTGCGGGCGATCAGGCCCTTCCCGGAGCAGGTGATCCGGATGGGCGTCTTCTCAGCCTTGGTTGGCATGCCGGTATAACCTCCGTTGGGTATGGCAGGCGGTGCCCCCGCGTTTGAACAGCCGGCAGGCGTCGGGCCGGGTTTCGTATATGTTGCAGTGGCCGCTGCCAGGCAGGAAGGGGCAATAGAAATTCCAGGTTGGGCTTTTTCCGTAGGTCTGCCCATCGTCTGCCCTTTTCCTGGGCATTAGTCGGTACTTGGCGGGCTCGTACTCCTCCGCCGCGAGCGCTGCCTTTATGTTCCGGCCCAGGTCCTGCGGCTTCAGCTTGAGCACCAGGTGGTGGCAGCAGGCATGGCACGCGATGCAGGATTCGCCAATCAACCGCTGTTCCACGGCTGTTTTGCTGGGCTTTTTCACCATGGCTTCCACCGGGTGATCTCGTCGACCATCTTGCTGGTGGGTTTCCAATCGTGAACCGTGATCCCCTGTGCGCTGTGGTAAACCGCGTAGGGATCCCCGCGCAGGGGCTTCACCAGATCAACATAGAAAGTCCCGCGGGCGATCGTGATCGTGATGGGGCGCTCGGTGATGGCCTTCTCCATACGGCTGCGCCTGGCTGCCTCCCACCAGTCGGGTCTGCGGGTGGTGTGCTCCTGGGAATCTGCAATCTGTTTGAGGTGTTTTTCGTCCATAGCTCATTCTCTCTTTCGCAACATGGCAATCAAAAAACGGATAGCCATCGCGCCGGTTTGTGCAATTTCTTTGATCAGGTCTCCCTTGCATCCGCGGCCATAGTAGAGATCAAGAGCAGCTCTCACGGCCTCTCCGGCTTCCTCTGCCATAATGCCGGCGCCGTGTACTGGATCCACGGGCCAGCCAGGGAATTTGATTTCTGCCTTCTTGAGTTCTTCAAAGATGATATGAATCGCAGATTCGTCCGCGGCCTGATATTTCAGCTCTATTTGCTCCATGGATTCTCCTTACGGTCGGCAGCGTAGCTGCCAGATGATCTTGTTCTTACCTTGCAGCTTAGACATGCGGCTGAACTTTCGCCTCGCCTTTGCCAGCTCCCGTTCCCAGGCTGATGGCGGCGGCTTTTTTTTCTCCATCGCTTGCTCCTCCGGATTTCTTGATAGCCCTGGCTTCTTTGTTCATCTCGTCAATCATCCGCTTGTGCCGGCGCAGAAGGATGCCGCCCAGGATCTTGCTTTGCTCGCACATGGCCTGCAGGGCGATCAGGTCGGCGAGCGTTTGGATGATTTCCTTCCGGCTCTCGACCACGGCCGCGGCGACTTCCAGGTCCGTGGCCTTCAGCTTCTGGCGTTCCGCGTAGCCGCCCATACAGCGCTGCAGAAAGAAGGCGTCTTCGAGGCGCTTGAGCCCCACGCCGGCGCGGGTCTTCACGAACTGCTTCAGTTCCTTGGTCTTCATCGCTCCTCCTGATGGAAAGATCGCCGGCGCCGTTTGCGCAGCGCCGGCATCGTGGTCATGTTTTCTCCGGCCAGTGCCAGGTGCCCGGCTTCAATTCTGCGTCGAACAGCACCGAGCTGCGCCAAGCGATCCCGCGATCGCATTCCTCCACGTTCGGTCCACAATACTTGTCGTTGCTCCCGTCCAGGAAAACCTGGAGGTTGCAACTTCCCCTGGGCGTGTGCCAGTTGCGCACGATGATCGCAGCGCGGTGGCCGCCGACTTCCGGCACGTAGTGAACGATGCGCCCTTCGGTGAGACCCGGCATTTCCGCGGGTTTCTGCTCCTGCATGAGCTCGGGCCCCTTCATGAATGCCCCGCTGCCGAGGGTTGCCTGTCCTTTGTTTCGTTCTGTTGGTCCATTCTGTTGGTCCATTCTGTTTCTCCTCTCTCCTTCGTGATGATTTATGAAAAGCCGACGCCGGTTGCGGCCAGCGCCGGCCCGGGCCCAGCCTCTTTGCGGGCCCTTGGTCCTTCGCGGGTTTTACTTCATCGGCGCCCCCTTCTCCCCTCCTGCGTTCAGGTGAGCCACCTTGCTACCTGGTCCCTCAACCCCCGGATCTTGGCCTGCAGTCCTCGGCAAAGGGCTGCCTCCATTTCCAGGCGGTAGATGAGCCAGCCTTTGTCTCCGTCAGGATTCCCTTGCTCGTCGTGGCGGGCTTTGATCAGCTCCAAGCGTTTTAGTTGGGCAGCGTTCATGGTCTTTCTCCTGGTAGTGGAAATCTGCAGAACCGCCATTCGCCCACGGTCTTACTCCTTTTCCTCGTCCTCGAAATATTGGTCGAGGATTGCGGCCTTGCCATACTCCAGCAGGCCCAGGGCCGTGATGGCGTCGAGGTTCGTCCAGTGGGTCTGATTGGTCTTGTTCTTCATTCGCACGACCATCACGCAGTTATCGATCTCGTTGGCGATGTAAAGCGCCTCGGACAGCAGCTCCTGCGGCGACGTCGGGCGGCCGTCTGGCTTATCGCTAAATGGCATCGATCGGCCTCCATGCATCGCATACGTTTCGCCCCCGGATGTCTGTCGCCGATGAGGCGCCGAGGCCTACCAGGCGGCATTTGTAGTAGCGGCCCAGATGCCGGAACATCTCGGCGCAGGTCTTGCGGCAGATCTTCCGGTCGAAGCTCCGGCGATAGTGGTACTTGCCCAGGGCCCGCTGGATCCGGGTCCTGGGGATGGGCAGCAGGTCGGCCTCGTAGACGAAGGAGCCGAAAAGGTCCTGGCCTACAATCGCGCCGCGGTCGATGTTCATTGTCCCCTGTTCCGCCCCGCCGGCCTTCCGCGGATTTTCGCCTCGTAACGCAGCGAGATCGTGTCGCCGCCCCCCAACAAGAAGCCCACGTCAGGCCGGTCTTCGCTCTGGAGTGGATGAATACAGAGATGCTGCCAGCGCACCGTGAATCCGTACTTGCTGGCCTGGAAGAAGAAAACGAAACGGGCGTCGTAGGGGGCATACTGCCAGCCCAGCGTGTCGGCAAAGAATATCTGAGCCGATCCGCCCACCTGCAGGAAATCGAACAGCTCCCCGGCGGCCTCCAGCGTGACGTAGGGAGATTCGATCTGGTAGCCGGCCTGCAGGCTTCCGCCGTCCCAGCCGGGCGCCGTGAACATCAATTCGCTCTGCGCGTGAAAGCCCGCCTCCAGGGCGAAGATGAAAGCCAGCCAGCTCATGGGGAGGCCTCCGCCTTCTTTGCCTGCGGCTTCTTCGCCGGCGCCCTCTTCTTGGCCTTCGGCTTGCCCGCCTTCTTGGCGCGCTCCTCCCTCGCCTTGGCTTTCTCGGTGAACTCCTTCCGGACCTGCGCCGCGATCGCGTCGATGTCCAGCTTGTAGATCGCGGCTACCTCCTTCATCCGCCGACATTCGGTGCCGTGCCAGCCAGGCCCGATCAGGTCCTGGGCCAGGGTGACGGTCAGCATGAACTGGAGTAGCTCGTCGCTTTCGTACTTGGCGATCCGTGTCCTGCCCATGCGCTCCCAGGGGTAGCCGTATTCCCCCGACTGCCTGGGCAATTCCTTCCAGCCCATCGCCTGGCAGTAGGCCCCTTGAATATCGCTCAGGGTCCGCTGCCATAAGTTCTGCGCAATCATGCGCAGCAGCTCGGCCGACATCGCCTTGAATACCTTCTTGGTCTCGAGCACCCGGATCACCGCGTCCCAGGTCCTCTCCCGGATGGCCACCTGGATCTTCGCCTCGAGGAGTTGTTTCTTGCGGGCGGTCTTCTCCGCGGCGGTGGGCTCGGAGCGGCCATAGCGGTTTTGCTTGCGCTCCCGGCCGTAGGTCAGCCGGCCCGGGTTGTCGCCGGCGACTACCAGCGCCGGCACCGCGTCCTCGTCGCTCTTCTTGCATTCCTCCCAGGCGGAGGATTCTTTTACGCCGGCTTTCTTTAGCCGCTGTTGCTCCTTCCAGTCCAGGCCATAAGCTCCCCGGTCCAGGACCTCGAGGTGCTTCTGGCCCTTGAGCTCCTGCCGGCGCCGCTGCACCAGGGCCTCCAGCTTGCCGTGGAAGCAGGGCGGGTCTGTGCAGTAGTCCTTCTTGCCGCCGTTGCAGACGTCTGCAAAAAGCGCCGGCTGGTAGCCGGTGCGCTTCGGGCAGGTGGTGCAGGGCCCGGCCTTCGGGTCCAGCTCCGCGTCGTCTCTCTTGAAGGCTGCCCTGCTCAGCTCCAGCAGGATGTGCTGGCGGATGTAGACGTCGATCTCGCGCACCGAGATCTCCTCGCCCCGCTGGAACAGGAAGCAGCCGAGGATCTCCTTCTGCTGGGCCGGTTGCAGGCGGGCGATCAGGATGGCGTGGCCAGCCTGGATCTTGCCTTCCTCGAGCTGCTTCTTCGCGGGCGGGATCAAGTCCTGCAGCTTGAGGCGTTGGTAAATGTAACTCGGGCTGCGGCCTACCTCCTTCGCCAGGAGTTCCACATCGTAGTCGCCTTTGGCGATCAAGCGGGCGTAGCCCTCCGCCTCGTCCAGGGGATGGATGTCCTCGCGTTGCAGATTTTCGATGGTCGCGATCTTCATCAGCGTGGCGTCATCGATCTCGCGCACCACGCAGGGAAGGGTGGCCAGGCCGGCCAGGCGGGCGGCCTTCCAGCGGCGCTCGCCGGCGACCAGCTCGTTGGGCTCATCGGCGTGGGGGTTGACGGGGTTCAGTCGCACCAGCGCGGGATGAAGGACGCCGACTATCCTGATTGATT